TTACTGAAGACATAAACTAAAAGGTGATTTAGGAGGTTGAGGTGGATGTCTCTCTTCTTCTTTACTCATAAAGTAAGAAAAGCCCCCGAAGGGGCTTAACCTATTTAGTCAGTATCAGTTGCGTTTACAACTAAAGCGTCATTAACGTCAACAACAGTTCCAGTATTGCCAGAAACTAGGTAAAACCCAGCTGCTAACGTACCACCTGTTGAAGTGTTCGCCATAATTATATCGCCAACTTGAACTTGTCCAGCTACATCATTGAAATAACCAGAACTGTCTACTGCTGCTGTCGCATCAGCTGTTGAATATCCCCACATTGTAGGAATAGCACTGTTTGCTGAAGTAGTCATGCGTGACCATTTACTTTTATCAAAAGCCATTTATATACTCCTTATTCAGTGATTTCGACTTTAACAATACCCGCACTGTCAATAGTGACAGCACCAGCTTTGTATTTGCCTAAAGAAAGCCATGATGTTTTCTCAGGAATGTAGTTAACTTCCGTAGAAATATCAAGACCGATTGCACAACCAATAGATGATTTGTGGAAAGCGAAACAGTCACGAGTAGAACCTGACTTAGCAAGTCCACCTTCAGCACGAGTTTCCATCATAATGACGTTGAATCCCATGAACGTGTTGATTTCACCTGACATCAATGCACGTAGTGTCGCATAGTCTGCTGAAGTAGCTTTCTCTTCACCTAGCAAGTCTTCAATACCTTCAGCTGAAGTCAAAAGAATACGATCAGTTGCTGGAACTCCGTTATCATTCAACGTCTTCGAAGCTGTTGTAAGCTTAGCTACTGTAAGTCCAGTAGAACCATGAGAGATAGTTGAACCAGCTGAAAGAGCATCAACCACTAATTGGTCAGCTCTACGACCCATTGCACCAGCAATAGTTTCTGCAAGTTCTCTGCGCTCATCAAAGTTTACTTCTTGTGCATCAAATATGTCAGTGTACTCACCAGCTACCCAATTTTGTAGTGTGGCTGGTACTTTGGCATGTGTGATGTCCATTGGTGTTACGTCAGTCTGGCTTGCTTTCTGGTTAGCCAAACCTTTACCCATAGTACGGAAGTTGTAAGTATCACCCACAACTCCTGTGCGTAGACGCACTGCACCACGGAGTTTTCCAGCAGTCTGGAATGCGTGCTTTACTTCTGCATCAAACTGAGCTGAAGCTGCACTAGATAGATTGATAGACATTTGTCTTCTCCTAAATTAATAAAATTGTTCTTTCAATTCAGGTTTCCGAATTCGGGCTGAATCTAGCAATTTTTACAAGCTGCTTGACTTAGAATTCGGGTCTTGAAGACAAGAGTGTCCGTGGGTCTTATTTTAACATACAAAGTAAATTATTTTATTTAGTTTGTATTATGTTTAACATGAGCATCAGTTATCGATACAGACTCGAAACCACAGTCAGACAAAATGTGGTATGTGACTAACAATGAATGTTTATGTTCAAATTCTTCCATACTCATTGTGTCTAGCTTCGCATCTAACAAGATACGTTCAAGTGCATCGATAACTTCTGTCGTTCTACAAATCAACTTCTTATTTCGCTCTGTGGTTGTTTACCAAAATAGTCTGCAAACTTTTGATCAACTTCTTTTCTAAACGATGGTGACTCTGCGTATCTTGGATCTGCAACTAATTCATACAATGCTTCTTTTGTTGTACTGTCAATTGCTTTAGCGGTACTTGGTGCTGCTACATCTGTCTCTCTGGACAAACCACGCATTTTTTCTAAAATACTAAATCCTTCAGCAGTTGTTGCTAAACCTTGTAATGTCATAAACTCAGATTCATCAAAGTTTGCTTTAGCCCAAGATGTAAAATCATTAATACGTTGTGGCGCATCCTTGCCCATACGTTTAATTTCATCTTGTATGTCTGGTTGTGTTTCCATTAAACCATTAACATAAAGTGCCATAAGTTCTGTATGTTTCTCTTGTGATAATCCAGCTTCAGCAGCCCACTCATTAAAACTAACAAGCATAGGGTCATCATCAGCTATCTCACCTTCTATGCCTTCAGGAAGTTCTACTGTATATCCATCTTCTGGAGCGCCAGTGAATGCACCAAGTTTAGACTCAAGTCCAGCGTATGCTTTTGCTTGATCAGCAACAGTCTTGTATTTACTTGATTTAAACCATTCAGGAGCTTCACCCTCTCCTTTAACATCATCTGACATCATCCAACCTTCACTAACCGTTTCTGTAGTTTCAGTTGTTTCTGTTGTAGCTTCAGCTTCAGGTGCTACTTCCTGTTCATTCAATATTGTTTCTTCACTCATTGTTGTCTCCTTGAGGTAAATAATCGCCACTCTCTCTACGTTTTATGGCATTTTGTATAGTGCGTATTACACTGTTTTGCCCCTCTCTGTAATAACCTTGTTCAGCTGACTGAGTAGGTATACAAACAGGGGCTTTAATATAACGCTCCTCCCAATGGTTCAGCACTTTTTTACCATCAGGAGTTTTAAATAGCCTGGCTATCATTGCGTCAAAGTCTTTATCCATCCATTTGCTCCATAGCTTGTTGAGCTAATTCAGGATTTTGAGCTGCTGCTTCTGCTGCTTGAGCCATTGCTGCTTCTTCTTGCATTTGTTGTTTCATTGCTTCACGTTCTTCTTTATCTCTTACAAGATCAGGATTAACACCAAGCAATTTAGCTATATGCTCTGGGAATGCTTCAAGGTCAAGACCAACCCTAACTGCATCTTCACCAACCATCATGGCAAACTGAACGAACTGGGCTAACTTGTTAACCTCATCCATATCTTGTTGTTGTGCTAATGGTGATATAACTTTGATCTCTACTTCCTTGTTGCCTACCTTGATAGGAGCAACATGTCCGTTACGTTGAAGAATGTCGATAGCTCGTTTAATAAGCTTGTTGATAAACTCCATTTGCAATCGACCAAACGATGAACCAATGTCTGACATCAGTTCTTGTTGTCTAATTGAAACTTCAGTAGCTGACTTTGTTGGACCTTCCATTGGGCCAAGTTGATCATGAAACAATGCTTTCTTAATGTTTTCTCTAAGATCTTGCAAGATTAACTCACTTACATTGAAGTTACCACCAGACTGTAGTGGTGATAAAGAACCTTCAGCTGCCACTGGTATAACTGCTCCAGACTTTATGTTAACTGTCCAAGGATTTAGAACTCCATCATCAACAGCTGTGTACACACCGACAATCTCTTTCTCAGCGTTTTTTAGTACAAACTTAACAACTTCATTGGCTGTCTTGATGTCAGGCAATGCTGTCATGATAGGCCCACGACCATATCTTTCACCAGCAACCTTAGACCAACGAAACACAATCCAAGGTGAGACTTCAAAGTAATCTTCAAAGATGACATGTTTAGTGCCTTCTTCAATAATGACATACTCATAGACTTTCTTATCAGGATTGTAAACAGTCGCTTCTATGATCGGAACTAATTCATCTGGTTTAGTTTCCATCATTTCCATGACTGCTTGAGAGCATTTACCACGTTTCCATACTTGTTTGATGTTACGCGCTGGATGTTTGTGTAATCTAAATACAGTTTCAACTGTTCCATGAGGGCCATCTTCAATAAGTAATTCTTTTAAAGGCACTGCGGTAAATTTAAGTAAGTCATCACCTTCGCCTTCATCAAGAAGTAATGCTCCAGTACCTACTGCTAAATCAAGAAATGCTTCATGTGCTTCAGTAGCTAAATTAGATTGACTAATATAACTAAACAAAGTGTCTGTTACATCTTCTAACTGTTTATCTATTTTGCTAGAGAACTCTTTTGGTATTCCTGTACCAGCAGATAACTTAGCCCATTTCTTGAATGGTGGCACAAGTGTTGACTGTAGTCTTGACGCAAACCTTTGTGTACCTATCAATGCTGTTGAGTCATAGATTTTAGTATTCTTTTTTGCACCTTCAGTATGCTGATCAAACACTTCCCTTTGGGGTAAAGCATATGAATAGCATTCTTTCCAATGTGATTCCCAAGAACTACGATGTTGTTTAGCGACTTCATACCGCTTAACTAAAGCATCAGTAAGCTCTGGGCTTTTTCTATATGTTGGCATAATATTATCCTAGTGTGTCTGAAAGCCCTCTTTCATCATTGTCTTTGCTTATTAAAGAACGTCTACCCGATCTTCTTTTCTTTGCACGATTCATAGATTTCTTTTCATAAGCTTTTTCTTCTCTAAGCTCTGAATCTCTTCTGTTGTCAGCGTCTATTTCAGCAGCTGATTTAACTGGTGCTGCTGGTGCTGGTGCTGATGACCTGGATCTAAATCCAAATGTCAGTTTGTTTTCTAGCCATTCCCTGTTAAAGCTAGGTAATAAATATGAGTTCATATACTTCTCCTTTTTAGATAGTTGTGTAATTGCCAAGGTGTTACCACCCAGCATGCTTTTATTCCCAAGACTTGTTTACATACTGTTACGCATGTGAGCATCCCCCTGAAGATAAACTTTGGTTTAATTGTTTTTTTGTATCGAATAACTGTCCAACCAGTTGAACTAAACATATGTGGCACATCATCTTCGCTTGTGTATGGCATAACATTGACATCAAGTTGTTGACCTAATGGATCAATTAATATCCAGTTGTATCCATCCCATTTAAAAGCACAACAATGCCTGAAGCCTTTACGAGTAAATACATCCCAAAAATGAGGAACGTCTGAATCTCCGAAGGCTATAAAGTAATCTAGTTTTAAGCTGTCAGCCATGATATGTTTGCTTGTGGTTGTCCTATTCTTTGTTGTTTACTCTTGTCTCTGTGTGCAATAGCAAAGTAACGAAACGCATCGCTAAAATGTGATGTCCAATCGTGCAATGGATGTGGTTTATATACCCCTTTCTTTTCATCAAACTCTTTACGGTATCGTCTCAAAGCCTGTAAGCCTTGTTTAGTGCTATCCTTTTTAAAATAACATTTAGGCAATATAGCTCTAGCAGCATGAATACCATCCTCAATAGTTAATCGTCTGACTACTCTAAAGTGAATACCTAGCTTACGAGCTGTCTCTAATCTTGACTTACCGCTACCAAGTTCTCTAACTTGTATATCATGAGGCGCATAATGTTCACCTAACACTGCCTGGTGTTTTGTTCTCCAATCATGAAGCCAGTTAATATAAAACTGCAACCCTTCACCTTGATTCTCATAGCAATCTACTACACGAATCTCCATACCTACTTGTTGTACTAACCAAATAGCAGTACTGTCTGATATTCCTAAATCCCAGTATGTATCAACAGGAATCATAGGTTCAACTGCAAAGTCTATAATCTGATCATCTGGAATAAATTTAGCAAAGTAAGCACCATCTCTGTTAGATAACACTTCACCTTCCCACACGTGATTGTACAAATCAATGTTCTTTTCTTTGAGATGTAACCTTTCCTTTTCTAGCTCCTTTGGAAACCATGGGTTTTCAGACCAGTTGGTTTTAACCACGTATGAATCTGGAGGAGTATTAATCACAAACCTTTGATAAGTATCATCCATCTCATCATTAGGGTTAAAGCTAATCATAAACTGACTGCCCTCTTTTCTAACCGTTGGAATAAGCGTTTCCCAACTAGTGTAAGTTAACTGATCAGCCTCTTCGCAGAAACAAACATCAATACCTTCCATTGATTTAACTTTAGAGATGTTAGACTTAATACCTTCAAAGATAAACCGTGAACCATTTGTTCCTATTATCTGAGTCTTCTGAACATCGAAGTATTCTTGTAAACCCATTCTGTCGATTGTGTCAGACAATAACTGTAAAACAGATTCTGATATGCTTCGTTGTACTTCTCTCACACACAGTACTCTTGTTTGTTTTTGCCAGGCACGTAACACAAGTATCTGAGCAATACTCCAACTTTTAGCACCACCCCTTCCTCCATAAGATACGAGATACCTATATTTAGGATCAAGAAATGGTTCAAACTGTTTAGTTATTTGAAGTTCTACTTTCATTAAAATCTTTTTAAATGTGTACGAAGCACATGATCGTACATTTCAGGAGCTTTCAACATGAGTGTTTTTCTAATAAGCCTATGTCCTCTAGCTAATTTTCGTCTTACTGTTTCTGTTGAAATACCTTTTTCATTTCCTACTTTTTTTAAAGTTCCTTTAGGACCGTAATACAAACAAAAAATCTCTAACTC